CCGACTGCGGCTTTAGCGTCAATCTGCGTTTGAGCGTTAGAACTAAGAGAATTAATGTACTGTAATTCTGCATTAGATACAGTACCGTCTGCAAGTTTAGCGGCATCTATACCTGTGGCTACCATAGCATCTTCTACAGCACTGTTAGCAATAGTTACTGCGCCAGTGTTAGCCATCGTAACGTCACCGCTAAGAGAAGCGGCTGTAAATCCTGTGCCATCTCCTATAAGGATTTCTGTTGATGCTAATGCTTTATCAGATGGAACACCACTTGAATTTGCGTCCCTTACTTTGACGGTGTTTGCCGCCATATCAGCAAGTTTAGCATTAGTTATAGAACCGTCTGCCGCAGAAACAGCGGCCCAATCCACTCCGTTAGTTGCGGTAGAGTCGGCTGTTAGAACTAATCCATTAACTCCTACTGGAAGTCTAGTCTCAGAGTCTACCGTGTTGTATACGAGTAGATCGCCCTTGGTGGTGAGTTTATCGTCACCAACAATGGATACCATCTGCCATTCAGAGGAGGCAGATGAATACTTCATATACTGGTCATTTGTAGGTGCGGTAGAAGTCACAGAGGTTCCTTGTATGGAGTCCACTGTTACCACACCAGCGTTTGTCATGGATACGTCACCAGACAATGAGGCTGCTGTAAAGCCGGTGCCATCACCGATCATTATCTCTGTAGTTGCTAGAGCAAGGTCGGAAGGTACACCGGAGGAATTAGCATTACGCACCTTAACGGTATTCGCCGCCATGTCAGCCAATTCTGCGTTAGCAATACCAGCGTCTTTTACAGTTACAGCACCAGAGGATACTAAGAAGTTATCAGTAGAGAATGATGCTACACCTTTGTTTGACGATGTGGCTTCTTCTGCGGCGATTGTAAGTGTCGTACCTGTCGCTGAAGTATCAATACCTTCACCGCCTGAAACAGTAAGGCTTTCTGAATCAAGATCAACGTCGATAGTGCCGCTATCAGAGATGAGGTCCAAATCCTGTGCTGTAACTTGGGTATCAACATACGCCTTGATCGACTGTTGAGTAGCAAGTTTAACATCCGAATCGGACGACATATCATCTTCATCTTTAATTCCTGTTACTGTGGCTCCATCTGCCGCAATGTTTACAGAACTGAACTTACCTGTAGACGCTGTAGTTGCGCCAATGGTAGTTCCGTCAATAGTTCCTGCGTCAATATCTACACTGTTACTTGTCTCTGGATCAATAGCCAGAGTAACCCAAGCATCGTTTGCTTGGTTTCTAATCTTTAATAGGTTGTTTGTAGTGTCTAGCCACACCATACCCGTAGACTGCGTAGCACTACCGCTAATAGTAGGCGCTGAAGACTTAGCAACGATAACTTGAACAGCCTGATCCGGTCCCGCATCATTTGTACCTGCTGGAAAAGTTTTCTTTAATACGTTTTTAAGCAAGCGTAAATGGTCATCGCCTTCACTTACATTATCGCTGGATAGCGGATTTGCGCTATTTAGATTTGTTATATAATTTCCAGACTCAATACCCATAATTTATATCCTAATAATATCCAGAGGTGTTCATCACCCTTAATTCAGAGCCAGAATGCCTATCTTTGTCATCCTGCTCCTGTAAATCAGCAATAGCCTGTCTCAATCCTCGCTCCCATATTGGGATACGTTGGTCGTTCATAAGGAATGGTTCGGCTTGTAATAGGGTTCCGTATAAATAAACGTCAGGTGCGTTAAGTATAATCCAATTAGTTGTAGTGCTGTCACTAAGAGAGTCAAACTTTTTATAATAGGTCATTACATAGTACTGAACAGAGGTAATCGGGCTTGTATCTAAATGTATTTCCCGCATCTGGACATATCCAGTAGGTAGATCATACGATTTTGTTCCCGACACTGTAGCAGAAGTCGTAATGTTCTCCATCGCCCTAAGACGCAATACTCTATTAAACACAGCCTCGTTCAGTGCAATAAACTCCGGTATCCGGTCAGACAGATCATCTCTGTCCAACCAGTTAGCCACAGCCGTCTGAAGAGTTGAGTACGAATTAATAGCCATTAACTATTCTTGCTCTTAAACCAGACAGAGTTGTTAATAATAGGCTTCTGATTGTTGCCTGAAAACGTAGGTTGATATAACCACATGATTAAATCCTCGTAGGTGTAGTCCTGAAATATTTGTTATCAGGATCATTCAAATATTTTGCCAGTAGTTTGTTATCTTTCTTGATTGCGTCATCTGTTTCTCTGCACCACTGTTCCCAGACATTAGTAGGAATTGATGCTACGGTTACTCCGTTATCAGTTCCCATTCCTGACGCTTTACCAAATGTAAGTTTGTCGCCATAGTTATTAAAGTTAAGTTTGTTCCTTTCAATAATAGGCTGTACATCTTGGTAAGTATTAATTGTCGCAGTACCGTCACGATTAATATCCAGTTTCCAAGGACGAGAATCTGGGGAGTCGAAGTTCCATCCCGATGAACTCATAACGGCATTTCACCTCTATCTGCGGCAATTTTTTTAAATTTATTATGCACATTCTTTGCATGAAGTTTAGCATCTACAGGCTTCTTGTCAGTGCTGACAGATTTTTCAGCCTTTAATGCTTTTTTAAGTTCTTTCTTAGTTACCATTACATCTTTCTCCCGAAACCAAAATGTTATAATCCACTTGTCTCCGTTTTCTGGAGGTAGTCCCATATGCAATGATGCAGGATGCGGAACCTTGTTTTCATCAAGGCTACCAAACATAAGAATCCTGCCCTGCTTTGCTTGTATTGCAAGTCCCAGAACAGGAAAAACTGTACCACCACCATCTTGTACATCATTTAAGTACGCAACAATAGTGGCACAGCGATTCCCACCTTCTTTTATCTTTGAAGATTCTGGCATCTCTTCCATTTCATCAGGAAGAAACGCATCGTAGTGAGGTTTATACTCCTGACCCGGCTGATACCTTTGAATACTCAGAGGTTCCAACCGGGTAGGAGGTAGACCGCACATACCGGACAACGCTTCAATAACACCGTCTAACACATTATTGTCACCGTAATTAAAGAAAGCACCTTTGCTGGTTCTTACTTTATCTTGGATATACTTACCATCACGGTTTATTAGATTATCACCAAGCCCTTTATTTTCGGCAAGGTTGATTATGTGTTCACATAAATCAGGTGAAAGCACATTATCTTCAACAACAATCGTAGGAGTGTTATTGTATTTTATCATTAAGCGTCTTTTACTCCGATAACTGCCGCATTAGCCAGACCATTCTTCGCACGAAGACCGTATTCAGCAATCATCAACTGCTTAATGCTGTCACCAGTCTTGGCAAGAGTTTCGGTCTGGAAAGGCCGCAGGTAGTCGATTGACCAGAAATCATAGTCAAAGAAATACAACTGATTAGACAGACACAGACGGCTAGGTACAATCTTCAGCGTACCAAAGTCAGTCACCAGAACATCAATGGCGTTGACAGCGGTAGCAGGAGCCGCACCCGGCGCTTCTTTTCTGAGATCAGCGATAACCGAGCCACCAAGCGAACTAATTTTCTGCTTGAGGGAAGCATCACACATAAGATCGGTAGGTTCACCACCGTTAGTAAAGCAACGCTCCATGGCGAGGTTAATCATTGCCATCGTCAGAACTACATCAGAACCCGAAGGGCTTGCGACAGTCGTTCCATCTGGACCCACTGCCGGAGAACTACCACCATTATTCACGATGCCGACAACAGGAGAAGCCGAGCCGTCAACAATATTGGAGGTAGAAGTAGATGTAGTGCCTAACCAAGACATAACAGCCGCAGATTTACGAGCGGTAGTTGCATCACCAGCGACTTTTAGGTCTTCAGACAGTAGCATCTTTTCCATATCACGCTTAATTTCTTTTGCGCGTTTAGCCAACTGGTAAGCCTGAGATGACTTGCGGCCCGCAAAATCCACCGCTTCTGCCGTCCCACTCGTTTGCACTGCTTTGTAACTTATTTGTGCATAATTCGTCAAGCGGCGCGGCTCTGAAACGGCAAGTGCGCTCATACTATCGTTGCCTTCAATCTGCTGGTTAGCGGCGGCGGCAGTAAGTTCATCAGTCTGCCATTCAAATAACGTGTTGTCACACGACCCTTTGCCCACACTGGACATAAACGGCGTGTCCATAGGGCTAATATTATAAATGATATTACTTAGGTCTTCCCTAATGCCAACGGCACTATAGGTAGTCCTAGTATTTGTTGCGATTGCCATAAAATGACTCCTTTATTATAGTTCTACGAAATCTTCAAACAGACTTGCGGCATCTTCTGCCTTTCCGGTCTGCTGTAGACGTTTCATTTGTTTGGCACGTTTTGCTTTATCAGTATCAGCCTTGGTTACTTTAGCCTTGCTCCGCACTACTTTAGGTTTGTTTTTAACTTTCTTAGACCTAACCGTGTTTTGCTTTCTCTGCATATCTTCATATGCTTTGGCTTGCATAAGTACAATGATTGACCTGTGATCGACAAGTTGACTTAACTCTTCCTGAGTATATCCTTTGCTTAGAGCGAATTCCGATACGGCTTTAGCCATTGCTTGCCGTTTGTCGTCTTCTGCCCATTGCGGGATAAGTCTCACCATTTTCCGATGCTCTTCCTGAACAATGCGTTGATGTTCTTGCTGAGCCTCTACTTGCGCTTCTTCCTGTGCTTTTGTTTGGGCTTGCTGTAGAGACTGAATCTGGTCTTGAGCCTGACGATATTCATCACGCTTGGTTAGATATTCCTCTCTATCTTCCATCTTAAGCCTTTCCCAATCAACATTCTGGAATTGCGCTAAATGTGAATAGTTAGTTTCGATTGCTTGTGCGACAGCACTAACGTACTGATCTCTGGCTTGCTGAGTCTGGGCAGTTTCGTTCTTGTAGTTTTCTACTACCTGATCTATCTGCTTTCGATATTCTGCAAGTTGTTGAGTTTTCCTTGTGTAATCCGCTTGTCGGGAGTAGCCTTTGACGAGTTCTTCTTCCGTGACTTCATGTTCCTCTCCGTCTACTGTTACAGTATAGAGAGTTGTCTCTTCCGAGTCGTCTTCAACTTCTTCTTCATCGGATTCCTCAGATTCATCATCCTCAGAAATTTCTTCTTCGGTTTCTTCAACCTCTTCTTCAATTTCATCAGTTGTTTCCTCTAAAGCGTCTTCAGTTGTTTCTTCAGACGGCGATGCCTCCTCTTTCTCTTCCGGTTCCTCTATTGAGTCCATGAGTCCGAGTATTGCATCTTGGGCTTCGGATATACTACCCGGTTGTTTGGGTAGTTCACCTGCTAGTTGTGGGGCTGTTTGCGTATCCACCATAATAATCTCCTATATGTGATATTCCTTAAGTTTCTTCGCCATATCTCCTGTTTCCACAATAGAAGTTATATGTAAACGTATCCGCTCAAGGAGTCTTAATGACAACCAGATTTGTTCTCTGGCCTCTACTTCACTGACTCCCGAAGAGTTCCAAGAGTTCAGTAAATTTTTTTCTAGCGTTTCAAACGCTTCATTGAACAACTTATCTGAGAGGAGGCGTCTAGCGTGTTCCTCTCTTATTTCATTACTCATTATAAATATCCGTATCGTTTGGGGTAAGATGGGTACATCAAGCCTAAAGGTATACCTTCTCCGTGAAATTTAGCCAAAGGCGATTTTTCTGGAATATAAACTTCTATTCCTCTACCTCTGGCAAGTCCTATAAGATACTCCATATTTGGTCTTTGGTAAGCAAATTCGGATGTATACGATGGATCGCCGGGAGTAGGCTCTATATCAGCCATGTCCACTCCCCATATACCTATTTTATTGGCTCCTTCTAAAAGAGCCATTCCCATCAAATAAGATATGGATGAGTTAAAGTAATCAAACCCAAGGTTTTCTACAACCTTTTCTATTGGATATCGTATAGCGTTAGGTATATCTTTATATGCTTCTTGCATATACAAAACAGGAAGTGATTTAAGCCTGTCTTCGTAACCATCTCTTCTGTGCGCCTCTGGTTTTCTCAAGAGGTCAAGAGGATGTATTTCAAAATACCTATCAAAGAAAGGCCACCTTCCTTCATCCCAAGGTAATCCCCAAATTTCACCATCAAAATTATCTACTTCAGATGTATCATGTGGAGCCATACCGCAGATGGCAATGTTCATATTTATCCTATAGCAATGGGTCTATTTTGTTCTGCTTCAAGTTGTAATTCTGC